CAATGATCATGCCCGGCTTAATACCTCGCTTAAGCAATCTGGTTAAATGAGATTTAATAGTGTTGGTGGTAGCTGATTTAGTTGCATACTCTTTAATAATCAGCTTTCCTTCAATATCCTTAATCTCGTCATACACCTCTTCTTTAAAGTTAATAATATCAGAAAGTGGGTATCCTGTTAAGCAACTATCGTAGCGATTTGCAATAATCGTGTCCTGCAGCTCTAAAGTATAATGAACAACTACTTTTCCTTCTTTCAATCCTTCGGCGCCGAGGTGCACCAAGCAAAATGATTTGCCTGCGCCCGTGGGAGCAATGACAACACCAAGCTCACTCTTTCCCAGGCCACCACCACATATGGCATCAATCTCTTGCCAGCCAGTAGTAATGGGTAGGCGATGCTTAGGGACAAATCGCTGCTCAAAATCAGCTATATAGTCATATCCAAAATTAGTATCAGAGCCTAACCGCAAAGAATCGTTGATGGTTTTAGAAATCTCATCAAAAGAGCATGATTGCAAAAGACCCACTGACTTGAGCATAGCTTCCTTAAGATTTTGCTTGCGGCAAAAATCAAGCGACTGCTCTTTAATATACTGAACATCTGTAGCTTCTTTGGCGGTAATTTTGGCGAAGTAATCGCGCACCTGCTTCTGGACGACGGAATCTTCCTCGTCTAGATCGGTTCGAAGAATGGTGATAATCGCTTCTGGCGACGGATGCGTTCCATAGCGTTCTCTGTATCCTACGATCTTGCTTACAAAGATGCGCAAATATTCAAGTTCTAAGAATGTAATATCCAACACTTCGGTAATTTGATCGGCAAAGGGTCGGTCCTCGTAGATAATCTGAACAAGCCCCTCTTGGAAGGCTTTTCCATAACGACTGAAAGTAGTTTTCTCGCTCAAACTTCACCCCGCCTTCGCATTACTAAATATAACAGAATGTTCTGTAAAGTCAAGCAAATTAGCACTCAGAATTAATTTTATTTAGATGCAGTTCAAGGTCTTTCCAATTGAGTTCTCCAAAGCCGTCATCCCGCATTTTCTTCATAATCTCTATCTTACTGAAAGTACACTTAAAATTCTCCACAGCGTTCCGAACAAAGTCCTTTGATTGTGGCGAAAGCATGGGAGAATAAAGTTGCATCATTTTATAGTTATGGGCGATAATTTCTTCTCCATTCATAATATTATGATGAAATTTAAGAGGTTTGTCCACTTTTTCACAATAAGAAACCACATCATCAATGGTATAGTCTTTGTCAGCCCCCAGGAAACCAAGCCGGCGCTGAATTGTTTTAAAGCCCACAGATTTAATCCCAGCCAAGTTGTCGGAAGCGTCTCCCACGAGCGCTCGGGCCAGCGCCATATTGCGCGGGTGTACACCCAACTCTTCTACGATGCGTCTTGTGTTGTATACAACATCGCTGGTGGGGCGGTATACAACGGTTTCGTCATCACAGAGTTGATAAAAATCCTTGTCATTGGAGACAATCACCTTCTGCCATCCGTCATAGTGGGGCATCTGGGTAAGGTATGAAATAACGTCGTCAGCCTCTACCTCTGGTAACATCACCTGAATGATGGGCATTTCATTAAAATATTCCATAGAGCGACGTTGCTGCCAAATTCTATTCTGCATCTCTTCGTTCTCGGAGAACGCCTTTACGCTGCGGTTAAGCCGGATTGGCTTTCTTCCCGCCTTGTAGTTCTTATCCAAACTGCGGCGCTTTTGAGAGCCGTTAGGGCCATCCCACACAATTACAATTTCGTTGGGCTTTGTCATACGCACAAGCTTTTGGACAATCTTAAGTGAACCCTTGAAACCTCCAATGGGTTCTCCATTATTAGAGAGGCTGGGATCAACAATGTAGGCTCTCAAAAACATATTGAGGGCATCAATAATGAGTACTCGTTTCATAGTTTGTAACTTCCTGCTTTTTTATTATTAATGGTGTATACTACGCGCTTGACGCCCACATGCTTAAGCGCTTCGTGGCACATGGAGCAGGGTTTGGAAAGTTTGTATTCTCCTTCCTTTCCCACGCGTGCTACATAAATCGTTGCACCTTCCGTAATACTACGGTCCATACCTAGAATTGCTCCCAACTCTGCATGAAGGGTGGTGCGGCCCTCGTGTTCTCGTTGGAATCGAGAACCAAACGCACAATAGTTATTTTTATTAAAGGAGACGTTCCGAATAGACCCTTTCACCAAAACTGCTCCATGGCGATAATCTGGATAAGCAGACTGGTGAGCCACTCGCTTCGCAAGTTCCATGTACCGGCGTGTTTTACCGGAGTAACCATGAAACTTCTCCGCACTGTACGGTGAATTGTACTCTTGGGCATATGTTGACATAAAGCCCTCCTACAAGCTTATACCTAAGTATAACTGATCACAGGAGGGCTGTCAAGCGTTTTTATTCAGGATCAGAGTAAAACTGATCGGCTGTACCTTCTCGTTTGTCGAACTTTTGTACAACCTCTTCATCCATTAGGTTCAAGATATGGGTTCTAAACTCTTCATCTGATTGTATCAATTCACACCACTTAGAGGGTTGGAACTTCTTCTCGTATCCATCCGGTAGCGAAAGCGTGTACCATGCGCCGGCGCTCTTTAGACATTCCGATCCCTTCACGGCATCGAACCATGATTCTTCATCACGAATGCCGATATCCTCTGTTCCCCATAGAATGCGGAAAGCACAGGTTCTTCCTTGTGTTCCAAATCGTGATTTCTCCAGCTTTACCTTAACTTCTGAGCCGATGCGGAATCCCTTATCATCTTCGATGAAAGATGCCTTGGCCTTGCGGCCGGTGAGCCAGATACGTAGCGAATACGAATAGTGCATCGCCTTTCCACCCGGCGTCATGTAGGGGGTGGTCATCGCAATGATGCGCGCATTAGGACCGCTGGGGATGTTGGTCTTAAGTTGGTTGAGAACCACGAAGGTTGCTTGCTTATCTGCGATGGGGATGATCAATTTCGACATTCCCTTTGCAAGAATGCGAGCCTTTACCGCCATCGAAGATTGGGGATTAAAATCTCCCTCCACATCGGACACCGATGGAGTGAGAGCGAGAGAATCCCAAATAAATACAAGCTGTTGATCAGTTGCTCCGAGCAACTCTTCCACCGTCTCCAGAACAAACTCCACAGAAGACGCCTGGACGTACATTAAACGTCCTAGGTCGCATCCTGCGCGCTCCAAGAAGCCTGGGTCGATAGCTGACTCAGAATCGAAGTAAACAATCATCTTGCCCTGTTTCTGGGCGTTTGCGGCTATCTGCGCTGCCATGTAGGATTTGCCTGTACTCTCCAGACCAGCGAGTTCTGTAACCTTCCCAACGGGGATTCCGGCTACGCGGCCCTTGCAAACGATGGAGTCTAACCAACGTGAGCCGGTGGGAATCCACTCTTTTACTTCGGTGGGGTTATCACCTGTTAAATCATGAGCAACATTGCGGCCGGCTTTCTTGTTAACAAGACTCATTAGGTCGTGCATAGATACACGACCAGCTTTGGGTTCTTTGGCTTTTCTAGCCATTGTGCCTCCTTAAAAAAATGCGGCGCCCTATTTTCCCGGCCGGGGCGCCAGCGGCATTACACAAACCTTACTTGGTGGCCATCAGTTCATTAAACGCTCGGTCCACGTCATTCTTGCCACTGCTGTACTTCGTGGTTTCCTTCGAACGAGATTCTGCACTTCCGTCGCCGGCTAGTTGCTCATCAAGGATGGCATCAATTTGGGCTGCGGTTAGACGCTCAAAGAGAGGGTCAAAATCCGGGATGCTGTCAAGGAGGGCGGGGATAGCATCCGTGTCCTCCAAAAGCGGGGAAGTGTTTCGGCGCATCTTAAGGTTTGTTTGGGGATAAGCGCCGGGAGCGGTGGGCTTAGTGTAGGTAAGTGAAATATCCGTCCCCTCCAACGAGTCGGTGATATCTCCATAGTCCGGATCAAGAATGTACCCTAGAAGATTTTCATAGGCACGCTTTCCATATCCATAGATCTTAACGCCTTCGTCTTCGCGGCCGCGCACCACGACTGGTGAGAAAAAGCGCGCACGAACAAAAAGTGACTTAGCAAGCTTCTTGCTTTCGTCGTCATTCTTGTCGACACCTTCTCGCCATAATTGTGATGCAAACTCACAAATAGGACACGGATCATCAAAGTTGCGCTTCGGACATACGATTCCCCCACGATGATCTCCCACATTATAGTGGAAATACATTTCCTTAAGTGGATCACCATCAGGTGCTGGGACAATGCGAATGTCTTGATCTCCCTCGTCTGGCTTAAACCAGACCGACTGCTCCCTTGTTCCTTCGCCACGTAACGTGGCCAGTTTCTTTTTCATTAGTTCCATATTGATTGACATTTTTGTCTCCTTTGTTGTTTATGGTTAGAGTATATCAAGCGTTCCTTGATATCTAATATAACACTCTCAATCTATCTTGTCAAGAGTATTTTGTTGTTGTATCGTGTTTGTATGGGCCACGACGTACCCAAAATCGGTATACGGAGTTTCATAAATCGCATATGAAATCTTGCGAAAAGCATTCGATGGCTTCTTTTTGAGCATATCTACAATCCTTTGGTGCAACATTCCTTCCTTTTCTAATCTTTCTCCATTTATACATAAATAATAACACAGATCTCGCTCTCTGTCAAGCTCAAAAAACCATTTTTCTTCTAAATTTTTCATATCGAGTGCTCCGATACTACGGATACGATTAATCGCGGCAGGTTTTGATACTTGACCAATTTCCGGGTCAGCATGAGCAAAATAATTAGCATAATGGACCGCTGCAAAAATGCATGCATTAAGGGTGTCATAATACCCTTTAATCGGAACATTCCCCAGTGTTTTTTCAACCTCTACATTAGAAAAGATAGTAAAAGAATTAAGAAGGCCAGACCGAGCATACTCTTGCAACACTCCAAAGGTCATATTTTCCACTAGCCGACGTTCGCCGTTTACTAGTTCAATATCCGGCTTAATATAAAATACATCTACCTTTCGCCCTCGTAGTTGCT